AGGTACGTTTTTCCCGCTGCGCGCATGGCCGCCGTACCGCCCGTAAGTGTACGCGGCAGCACGGCGGCTTTATGCATGGCGGCGGCAGCGGCGCTCGGTGTGGCGACGGTCTTGGTTTCGATCATTTATAGCCGCCATTCCATTACGCTTGCCGAATGGGCTCGCCGCACGTTTTCGACGGCATACCGCAGGGAGTCGATTGTGTGGTTGTCTTTGTCGGCAAGTTCCGACGTAACCTTGTCGGTGTTCTTGTCGATCTTGTAGGCGTAACGCTTCAATTCGGCTTCGACGTGCTTGCAGTCCGGATGGACAACGATGTCATACGACTTCAAAAACTCGATGCCGTCCTCAATCGAACCGGGGCCTTTCAGCGCCGGTTGCAGTCGGGGGAAGCCGTGACGCTGCACGTAACTGATCGTGTCGGGCCGCGCGCTATCGGCCATGATGCTCAACTTGCGAGCAAGCGAACGCCAGTTCGGATCGACCGCCTTTTGAGCGGTCCATTCCGGATCGATGTGGTCGAAAGCGGTCGGGATGCGGTCGATTTCAAGCCCGAGTTTCCACACCTCGCGCCAAATGTAGAACGTGCGACCCCGAATAAATCCGACCACAAGTACGGTCGGATCAATGGAAAAGCCCCAATCGGCGCCGGCATAAAGCGTATCGCGTGCGTTCGGCGGTTCGAAGTCCTCGACGCGCCAGTTTTTGAACACGCGCGCTTCGGAGTGGCGTTCGTATTCGCCAAGCCAGACGTGGTCGTATGTGTCCTTGTCGCGCCGCTTGTCGTAAAGCATTTCCTCGACGAGCGCGGTTTCGTGAAACCACGGGTTGTCGTAGTAATTCGACCGCAGCACGATTGCGCCGGGCGGAGGTGTTGGGCCGCGCAACAGCGCGTCAACCGGGTCATCGGCGTTGCGCGGGTTCCATGTGAACCAGTGCTCGGAATCGCGATACGTGTTGTTTAGAAGTTGCGTGCGCTTACGAATTGTCGGTCGAAGCATCCGAAGCGAGGTTTGCGAAAGCGTCTGTGCTTCCTCGGTCCATTGCCCGTCGAAATCCTCATAGGACTTGACAGACTCCGCAGTATGATTCTGCATGCCCTGGAAAACGATAACGCCCGGCTGCATATATTTGCCGGTTTCAGCGTCCCATCCGCCGGGGGTACGAATTTCCGCCTTTTGAACGTCGAAATCACCACCGACGCCGAAAGCCTGAATCTTGTTCTCAATGGTGCGCTTGGCGGATTGCGCCAGTGACTTTTGCACTTCGCGAATGCACATCCAGCGCAAGCCAGGCTGTTCTATCGCGCGCTTGACTAGGGCACCCGCACGGTCGTGGGACTTTGCGGAACCACGGCCGCCGTGTTCGCCGATGTAGCGGGAGCGGCGGTGCGCGGGCAAGAACACCCGAGCTACTGGAACTTGAAGCCGACGACCTTCGGTCATTCTGCCGACTCCGAGTCCGGCAAGGGCTTCGGATCCACGACCAGAATTTCGATTGCTGTTATCGGCCGGGTGTCCGTTCCCGGCGTCGGGGCTAGTTCGGCCTTGCCTTTGCCGCTAAAGAACCCCGAATCGATCTTTTCGATCAGTTCGACGTACCTGACAGCCTCGGGGATAGCCCCGCGCGACGCCGCGCTCCTTGCCATCTTATCGACAAATGCAACGCGAAATTTTTTGCTTCCGAGCGGCGCATTGGTTTCGAAGGCGAGACGGTGCGCGTCGTGGTGCGGTTTCCAGCCCGATGAGGCCAAGTCGCGAAACGCCGCGGCAACATCGTCAACGGTGCAGTTGACGCCCTTGAACCGAACCTTGAATGCGCCAGCAATGTTGATAGCGTCGTCGCCTTCGGCCAGTTGCTCAACGATGAACGCGTACTGGTCCTTCGTAAAAGCAGACATTTACAATTCGCGAAGCGTCCCGCTCCACGCCTCTCAAAAGTATTCGCGGGCCGGGGTGTCTCAAGTACGCCGCAGCGCAACGTGAGTCGTACCGGCTGTTGCCTCCAGTCATCTGTCGGCGCTACACGCACCCAAGGCTTTGCGAGCCACGATGGCGGGTTCCTTACACTGGGATGTCCACCGCTATATTTGCGTGTTGCTTTATCCACGCCGCCGCGAATTTCTAAAGAACCGTGCCTCCGTCGAGACCACCGTCACCTTCGAAGTCGTACATGGTTCGGTTCCTTGCTGTTTTGCTAGTGCCAGCGACCGCGCACGCATCGCGCGCCTAGCGCCACCCCCGCCTTGGTGCGCGGCAAAACGCGCGGTCGCTGACCCCAATGTCCGAAAAGTGTGGTGGTATTTCGGACTAGTTCGGCATTTCCTCGACGCGCAGGCGGCGCGAGTCGTGAACGTAAGTTTCGCGCGACTCGGTCGGCGCAAGAACGAAGCTGTCCGCTTCCTTCCACTCGCCAGTGTACGTCTTGGCGTCGTGATCATAAACGCGATCTTCGACGATCACGTTGACGGACCAGTGCGAGTTATCGGGGCAGGAAACGTTGACTTTTGTGGTCATGGTGGCTCCTAGGGTTAGGGAGAGTTGGAGCCATTTGTAGGATTCGAACCCACGACCCGCGCTTTACAAAAGCGCTGCTCTACCACTGAGCTAAAATGGCGAATAAGTAGCCGATGCAGTCGCCCAATGGGCTTCCGCTTTCCTGCTTGTCGGCTCAAGCGCCACCCACGTCGCAGCGGTAACAAGCCGCCGCTAGGGTGCATCGCCGTGTAACGCCCCGTAGCCGCCAGTTGCGCGGTTCGATGATGGACGTCAGTGACAACGATGGTCCAAGGAAGGCCGACGCGTACCTTTCGGCAGAGGCGTCGGGCATGTTGGGTCGAGGGTGCATGGCGGCGTGCCGCTTCCGCGTGAATCAAAACCCTCTCGTCCGACGTCGTCTGTACGAAGCGATGCCCCTGATTTCACATGGCCTAATGGCGTGCGGGCAGATCGGCTAGACGGCGGCGGACGAGAGGGTTGAACAAAGGGGCCGCCGCGTTTGCCTTGCGACGACCCCTGAAACCGAAATAACTCTATAAGGTCGCTGAGATACTGAAACGAGGTTACAGCTTCATGGGATTTCTCCACGTTGGGCAAACTTCGGCGGGGTGGGTGCCGAAAAGGTACAGTCGGATTATCACCGCACCCGAAAGTTATCACAATCCGCCCCGACTGTCAACACCTCTATTTTACTGTCAATTTCCAATCGCGGGCGTTCGGGGGAATGTTGCCGCGCATCGCCGCAAAATGGCGTATTGCCGCGATAAAAACCCCGCGCGCCGTGCCCTTCCGTTGCTGGCGAGCGGCGTCAATGTCGTGGAGTTGACGCTCGGCGAACAGGACGTCCATCGCCACGGACAGCCATGCTGTGCCGGCCAACTCCGCGCGCCACTTCTGGTAAGTGACCAGGATGTCCGACCGCCTGGCGGCCGCCGCGTCGGCGCCATTTGGGTTCAGGTCGCCGCGCGGGATACCGAGGTCGGCGTCGCGCGAAACGGGGAGGCCGATCGAGAGTTGATAGGCTGCGACGATTTCATCCGCCGCAGTGTGTTCCCAAATGTCGATATGCTCGTGCCGGCGCAGCCGTTGAACGGGCGACTCGTGCGCGATGCGGCGGGGAGGGGCTTCCTTGAGCGGTGCCGCATCGTCGGCGAATGCTTTTTTCTTGGACTTGACTTTACCCACGGGCGGCCTTGCGCTTGGCTTCGAATTTGGCGCCGCGCGCACCAACTAGCGCCACATAGGCGATGTTGCGCGCTTGTTTTTCACCGATGACGCTACCGTAGTCGTGCAGAATGGCCTTGACGGCACCTGCAATTTCAACGTCGTCCACGTCGGGCATCCCCATCAGGCGCGCCCCCGCCAAGACCGCTTCGTGATGCCGTACCACGCGACGCATGTCTCGTGCGCCGATTGGAACAGCCCGACCACCAGATCGAGCGTGAAGAAAAACGGCGTGGCGATAATGACCAGGGGCTTGCGCAGCCACGGATTTTTGATGTGGAGATCATGGCGTCAAAGTCCCCGGTACGATCCAGGTGCATGTGCTCGGGCTGGTCATATCGAACTGAACCAGTCCGTAGTAGATGACGTCACCTTCGTCGGGCGCGCCTCGGTTG